GTGCTCCTGCGCCGTATGTCATTCACACAGTCCGTCAGTGCCTTCTCTATCTCGCCTGCTATCGTCATCGTCTCTTGTTGCTCATTATCTCGGTCAGCCTTCGCTCGTAGAGATACTCCTTGAGGTCGGCGTGTAGTATGCCATAGACCTTAGCCCATTGCCAGTCAAGTACCACGTCAGGGTCAAATGCGAACTTCTCGGCTATGGCCTTGACCGTTCCCATGTGTCCGACCTCGTTAAACAATTTCTTGATGCCTGCCCTTTCCTGCTCTGGTGTCGGGTCGTACTTCAGCGTCTGGCTCTCTAACTCAACCCAGTACTCGATGCTTCGAGCATACGACGGAAACGGCGGTGTCGCATACGTGGCGGCATCAGTCGTGCATTCCACCCGTAGAGCTCTTTCCAGCACCCTTTCAGACGTTGGTACTCGGACAGGCTCTCGTCCTGCAATATCATTCCGACACCGATACGTGCGCCGTAGGAGAACGTACCCTCGCGATAGTTGTATTCAGTCAGTCTCATCGGTCTGCTCTGTTTCTGTTTCTATTTCGCGTTCTGGCTCAATAAGACAGGCGGGCATCGATGTAGTGAAGCGCAACAGCACTCCCGTTGCGTTGGCGTCGAACATCGGTGGCTCGGGGTCGCACTGACATTCCGTTACTGTCGAGAACACTCCTGACTGGTCGGCGTTCAGCGTGTGCAGGAACGGCATGACTCCGTTCGCCAGGAGCCACTCACGTACACGTTCACGTGCCTCAGCCTCACCATGCATCGGCACGAGGTCAAGGAAATGTAACTCAACGGTCACTTCACGCCTCCAGCCGTACCCCTCTCGTAGGGTGCTGGCGTAGTATTCCTCCATGAATATGGCCGGGAACTTGCCGTCATCGGCCGTCACGTTCTGCATCTGCCGTATGTCGTAGTACCACGTCAGTCGCGGACAGGCGGCCTCTGCTATCTCTTTCAATTTGTCAAGTAGTGTCATATCGTCTCAAATATAAAGTATTTTGCTGTAATCTGTTGTGCCTTTGCGTTACCATTAAGTCAGTGATATTATGCGGTGGCTCTCGCGGTATGCCTTCAGAGCGGGGAAGCATCCGTAACGCTCTGCATCCTCGGCATGGTCTTGTACGCTGATGGGTTCGTTCAGGTATGAGCCGTCCTTGTCACGCTGCCACGTGTAACCCCGATGCTCACGTATGAGGTTGAGTGAGCGTTTCGTTATCTTCTGACGGTAACCTTTCATCGCCTGTAGCTGCTCTGCCTTACGTGTGGCCTTATAGCACGGCTGTACGTTAAACCCATACCGGCGCAGTTCTTCAATCGTCTTCGGCTCGGAAGCATCAGCATACACCGTCTTACGTCCTACTCCGGCCTCCTTCATCGCGGCTGCCATATCCGAGTTCAGCATACCAGTCCGATAGAACACTTCGTCAGCCCAGATCTCACGATTGCGGTTGTCAACGAGCACGTGAATGAGTACAGATGGGTCGTTGGTGAAACCGAAGTCAAGGCCGTATGCCTCCACCATGCCGTCCGGCCGTTCTTCGGGTCTCGGCAGGTCATCCACCTGCTCGAAGTCAGGAAATATCAGACCCTCCAACTGCCCAACCTTACCCTCGCCATAGACGCGCCACCAGTTCTTGTCGCCCTTGTTACTCTCAATCTCGCGTACTTGCTCGGGTGACAGGAATGTCTCGCCGGTCGCGCAGTCGCAGTTGTCCTTAAACGTGGAGTGTATGCAGACGCAGTCCTCGCTCGGCTCAATACGTTCGTTNACCCANAANGTGTGTGTCGGGTTGTAGTCTATCAGGATACGCTCCGATGTACGGACAAAGAGATGACGGGCTATGTCATAGGATATGTTCTGCGCCTCATTGAGAAAGAGAATGTCACGGGCTGGGCCGTGTACCTTTGCGGGTGAGTCGGCACTGAAATACTCGATTATTGAGCCGTTAGGAAAGGTATAGATTGCGTCAGTCTTATTCCAGCGGGTCTCGTCGAACTCCGTACCCATGATATTCTGAAAGTCGCGTATAGCGCCTCTTTTCAAGTGCGGCATCGTTTCCGACACCACGGATATAGTCACCTTGCGGGTATTGGCTACGAGTATAAGCAGCTGGAGGTTACTGAAAGTCTTGCCGGATCGTGTGCCGCCACATGATGATATATAACGCGGCTTGGACAGCCACGCCTTCTTGGTCTGCACAAAGACCTTACTACATTTCCACTCTTGCTTCATAGTTCAGCAATCTCNTCGGGAGTGATAGCACCCACGGACGTGATAAGTATACCCTTGTCAGTTGCCTCGACGTGAGTCTCCTTCACCTGGGTACTCAAGGCGACCGAGGTGTATATCTTAATCATCTGGACGTCGCCGTCGATTGCACCGTCTACTATCCGCTTGGTAATCTTCTCTTGCTTGGTGACTCCTTTGACCTTCATGGCCAGCTCACGCTCGAAGGTCTTCACCATCATAGTGTGTAGGTTACGGGAGGCTACGCTCTTTTTCTGCGCCTCCCTTGCCGTCTCGCTGGTAAAGGGTTTCCGCGTTTTTTCGAGTTCTTCTTTAGTCCTTCCTCGTCCCATATTGTTCACACGTTATTCACACGTTAATTATAAGTATTTGGCGTTCCGTTTCATCTCTGCTTCGATGCGGGCGATGAGCNCCTTGTCCTCCGCGTCGGGGAGGTAGATGCCCTGNTCCGCAGACCACACCTTCAGGCGGTCGATGCTCTCGGTCATCTCCTCCTTCGTGAGGTCACGGCTGGAGCGCAGCGTCACGGTCTCGCCCAGGAAGCGGTCGGTNTTCTTCTGCACGTAGAGCGCGGGGTTGACCAGNNCCTTGTAGTATTTCTCCTTGACGTAGTCCACCGTCTCGCCGAACTCCATCGCCAGCACACGAAGGAGGACGTGGAGGTAGGCGTTCTGCGAGTTGGTACGCGCCACGTGCTCGGTCAGCTCTATCACCTTGCCCTTCTGGAGGAGGTAGTCATAGCGCTGCTGGGCACGTTTGCGGTCAANTTCCTGGGAGAGATCGTACAGCATCACTTCTTTGTTTAACTTCTCAAATGTAACAAAACACTTTAATATAATCATATGCCAAGAGTGTCAATGTCACATTTGTTGGTCGCCCGTACCCACAATGTCCGTCCGGACTGAGCCGAAGATAGGCAATAATAGCGTATGTTGTACACATCTGTTGAAAAGTCGGTTTAATATCCTTTTCATTTGTGCCTGAAAATTCGTATCTTGTGGCTGTCTTTTATGCTGAAAAGCATTAGCCTTGTTGTTTTGGTTTTCCATTACTTCAAGGCTTTTTTTTGTTCGACAAATACGCTTTGGCTTCCGCTTCAATTTCAGCGTTTGATTTTTTTACGCCCTGCCTTTACACTTTCGCCTGTACTTAGACCGAAAATGGCACTCTTCAGCATCTTCAGCGTCTTATTCGTGCACAGGTCATCGGGCGTTGTCCGGAGGACTTTCCAACCCATTGTTGTCGCTGTGTTGTACTTCTCCATATCTCCGAGAAAGCCTTTCGGGGAGGTGTGCCGCCCGCCTATCCAAACGCCGCCCTCGACTTCAAGCGCAACGCGGTGTTCGGGTATCGCATAGTCGAACCGCCACTTGCGGACGGGGTGAAATCTGTACTCCTTGACACAGCGGACACCGAGTTCGCTGCGGCACAGACAGGTGAACAGGTCTGTCGCTGTCGTTTTCTTTGTCATCGGTAAATCAACGAATTATGCATTTGTCAGTTGCTTCAAATATTATCCATTGAACGCAAGGGCTAAGAGAACGTTCCTAATTCAGTTAGGCATCTTCTACACAGCCTATTGTGTTTGTCGCTTTCGTATTTTATTGGCGGATAATATCCCTCAGAAGTTTCCTCAAATTCACTTCCGCAATTCTTGCAACAAATTACTATACCATTATGGTCTCCGTATGGCATTAATGCTAATTCTTTTTCGTTTTCCATTCTATTTAATTTTTTAACTAAACTTCTGCTGTTAAATTCAAGTGTAAAATCATTTATGTAATCATGTAGTAGCTCAGTAGGTATTTTGTCAAAATCCCCTGTTTTTCCAATTATTTCTAATCCTTTGTAATAATTCATATTTGTACCATTTTACTAAGTTTCGTTTTCTTTGTCATCGTGAGTTTATTGTTATAAAGCATTTAAAAGAACTTGTATTAATTCTTTAACTTGCTCTTTGTTTAACCAAATACTCCTATCGTCAAGGTAGCCGCCAATAATGTCAATTTCAAGTTCTTTTTCTTCATCAAACTTTTCCGCAACCCATAATTGACTGTCATTAAAATCACTTCTATCTATAATCATAATTAAAAACACTTTATAACAATGGTTAGCATTCATTTTTGCAATGAAATATTTTTGCTCGTGACAGTAATTACCCGGTCATCTGATTAACAATGTGAGTAATCTCATCCAACATTTTCAATGCTTCTTTTTTCGTTAATTGAATTTCAAAGAATCTATCACAAGCCTCTTCTATATTTAATTTTTTTTTATCATCCGAAAGCCGCATTGTAAATACCCTTTCATCATCTATTTTTTCAAGTATTGATTCCATAATCATTCTTTTTAAAACGGGAGGTCGTCATTGGGGTTGTCCGCCGCCTGTGATACATCGATTGTCTGTGTCACCGGCATTGTCCGCACCTGTGTTTCAATTTCGTGCATACCGCCGAGGATAGGGATGTTCTTACGCTCCGTATCCGACAGGGCGTTGTATGCGTCACGGTCGAGGTTCATCTTGATATAGTGCGTATCACCGTAACGGGGATCGCGCATTTCGACTGCCGTCATATTGA